ACTTCTCCAGACCGCGCACAACCTCGCGCAGCCCGTCGATGCGTACGCCCCCACCCGCCACGTCAGAACCCGTACGCCTCGACGGTGCCCGTGAAGGCACCGCTGTAGGACCAGTTGAGCTGCCCGGTCGCCGGGTCGGTGAACCGGGTCACGTCCGGGATCAAGAACGTCCTGACGCCCGTCGTGGCCGGCACGGCGACGAACACGTCCGGGGTGAACACCACGCCGGTACCGACCGGCGCGACCGACGTGGGGTCGTCGAGAGTAACCGTGTTCGACGTACCGGTGTTCGCGAACCGCAGCACCAGCGACTTGATGCCGACCTCAGCCGGCTTGACGTAGTTCCCGGTCGCGTCCGCAGAGTTGGCCGTGGGCGTGACCAGCAGGGTCGACCCCGGGGTTTGGGGTACCAGTTTGGTCGGCATCAGCTCGTCACCTTCACTGGCTTGGCGTCGCACGGCCACACGCAGGAGATGACCTGCTGCGCCGTAACCGACTTGTCCGCGTCGCCGCCGATGAAGTCACCATCGGGCTCGGTCACGACCGCGTTGAACGTGTACCACGGCTGTGTCGGCGACGCGGTCACGTTGCCGTAGGGCTTCAGGGTGCACGCCACGGTCGACCCGGGCACGGACCACACCTTGTCCCACAGCGTGCCAACGGTCAGATCCTGGACCGCGGTGAACTCGAAGTTGTACTGGCGTGCGCCGCCGGCCGCCGCGTCAGCGAAGGTGATGAAGTCGGAGTCCGATTCCGCCGTCGTCACCTTCGACGTGCTGACCTGAGCGCTGTATTCCGTTCCGGCCACCACGATTTTCAGTAGCCGTGTCCCAATGCCACTCATCCGTTACTCTCCTGCTCCTCGGTGGCCTTCCACGACCACGACTTTCTGACTTTGGTTGTCGGTCAGCAGGACGATCTCCGGTCGCAGCTGCGTGACCTCGAGCGCTTCACCGCACGCCGTGAACAGCGCCTGCTGGTGCTCCTCGACCCACGCCTGTGCGGCCGCCTGGTCCGCCGGCAGGCAGATCACCACGCCCCAGTACGCCTCGCCGCCGAACTTGTTCGGGTAGTCGATCCGCAACAGCTCGACGTACGCCTGTCCCGGCTTCGACAGCAGCCGGTAGTACGGATAGCAGTCGACCCCGGTGACCGTTGACGCGGCTTCGGCGATCTCCTCCCGGGCCGTCACAGTGCCGCCTGAGCATCGATCTCGGCCGCACGCGCGCCGCCGAACACCGGTTTGCCTTCCTGACCGATGCCCAGCAGCTTCGCGATATCCGGGTCCTGCCTGAGAAAGTCAGACCCGCCGAACTCGACGTTCTGCGACGTGCCCAGCGGTGAAGTGCGGCGCGTGTACCAACGGTTCGTCAGCAGCGCCGTTCCGTACAGCACGTCGCCGCCCGGCGTGAACACTCCCGGGTCGCCGACCAGGAGATCGGTCCGCTTCCCCTCGACGTACGCCACCGACCCCGCATGGGCGGCATTCCAGTCAGCGTCGTCCGTGCTGACCGTTGCGCCGACCATGAGGGCCGCCTGCTCCGCACTCAACCACTCGACCATGTCAGCCCCCGATCAGGTCGCGTTGACGACCTTGCAGAACGCGGTGGGCTTGATCGTGTTGTACGCGATGTATCCGCCGTACGCGATCTGGACACCCAGGATCGACGGGTTCACGGCCTGCAACAGACCGATGCGCTCCTCGTAGACCTCCGACCAGCGCGAGGACCCGATGATGATCGTTCCGGCCGGGAACGACGGCACGACCACGCGCGGCAGCTTCAGGAGGTTGCCCGCCTGGAAGTCGCCGATGTTCGACTGGCCGGCGTCGTTGTTCATCGTCTGGACCGCGGACTCGATCATGGGACCGAGCACGCCCCACTGGTCGAGACCCATCCAGATCCGGTCCGGCATCCGGCCGCCGCCGGCGTAGGCCAGCGCGGCCGCGGCGTACAGCGCGGTGGTGTAGTCCTTCAGCGTGGAGGCCGAACCGGTGCCCGCGACCTCGACCGGGGTGTTCCCGGCGGCCACCGCGGCAGCGAAGGCGTCGCCGGCCGCGTTCTCCGTCACCAGCCCGTACTGCTCGGTGAAGTCGTTCAACAGCGCGTCCCACGCGGACGGCGACGTCCAGTCGAGATCCTGACGGGACACGTCCAGCCAACCGCCCCAGGTCTCCTTGTTGAAGGTGACCGAGCCGATAACCATCTTCTGGGTACCGAGGCCGGTGCTGGTGGCCTGCGTGGTCTGCTTGCCCATCGCGACGTGCTGCGTGATCAGCGGACGCTTGAACGTCTCACCGGCGAAGTTCAGCGGCTTCGCGCCCAGCGACTCCACGAACGGCCGCGCGCCGTCCACGTCCGACATGACCTCGCCGACGATCGGGACAGGGATGATGCCGGGCATGTCACCGGAGACCTGCGTGGCCCGCGACTCGCTCTGAAGCTTCTGCATCGCCTGGTCGGCGTTGCGATTCGCCATGCGGATTTGGTCGTCGCTGGCGTTCGGGGGTACGACGCCGGCTGCGATCAGCCGCTCGCGCGCGTCGCCGTCCGGGATCATCTGGCCGTAGTTGGTTCCGGAGACACCGGCGGCCCGGACGTGGTCCACGATGACTTCACCGCGGGTCCGGTACGGCTGGAACCGTCCGGAGGTGCGGGCATCGCTACCGAGGCCGGACGGTGCGGGGGTGCCGCCGCCGGCCGGGGCCGGCGCGTAGTCCTGCGTGATCTTCGCCGACCGGGCCCGGTCCTCGTCGAACGCCTTGAGCGGGGCGATCTGCTCGTCGAGCTCACCGGTCCGCTTCCGGTAGTTGGCGAGGGTCTCTTTCTCGGAGCTCGACAGGTCGCGGCCCTGGTCGTTGGCTTCCTTCAGGGTCCGCTCGACGAAGTCCAGACCGGTCTGCCGCTCGTCGACCAGACGCTTCAGCATCGGGGACATGGTCAGCGCTTGCGTGCCGTCCGCGCCGGCGATGGGCCACACGACCCGGCCGGACGGCAGCACGCCGACCGCCTGGAGGCCGGTGCGGGGGTGGATCGGAAGTCCCAGCTTCTCCAGCTGGACTCGGGTGTTACGCATGGTGAGCCCTCCCGGGCACTCGACGGATGGTCGGTCGGGTGTCCTTCCCGGGTGCTCCCAGGTGCCAGATCGGCGGCGTGGGTGCGGCGCGGTGAACGGCGCGGCCTGTTACAGCCGAATGGTAGATCAGACCAGGCCCGAAACAACGGAACCCCCAGCCGTCCCGCATTCGGCTGGAGGTCCCGGTGTCATTCCGCCCGGAGGCAGGCTACCCGATCGCGCCGGCCTTCGCCTTCTCCAGCCACGACCCGAACTCTTCGACCGCCCGTACGCCGGTGTCGCGCCCCGGAGCGCCGGCCGACCGGACCCAATCGACCGTCGCCCCGATGTACTGCGGGGTCGACACCAGCGACACCGACACCAGCCGCGCCTCGGTCCGATCGACATGGTCCTTACCCTCCGGTTTCGAGGGGTCCCACTGCTCAGCCATCGTCCACACCTGACGGATCGGCGTAAACCGGATCGACATGTAGCCCAGCTTCGAATTGCCGTTCTCGTCCGGGGTCGCCAGCGCCCGTGCCCGCTGCGCCTTCTCGCCGGAATCGAGATCCCAGACGCCGTACAGCCGCGCCTCGTTGTCGTCCCAGGACGACGCGACCCCGATAGGCATCCCGACGTTCCCGAAGTCAGCCATGTCGTCGTGCATCAGGTGCAGCGGCAGTGACCGGGCCGCTTCCTGGATCGACTTTGTCAGCGACCCGGGCCGGAACGACTCGGTCATGAACCCCAGATTGGTGATCACGTTGTACGGGATAGCGGTAGCCGCCAGCTGCCCCGAGCTGATCTGGAGATCGACGACTTCCGCGGCGCGCCACTCGGTGGCGAGTTGTCCTGCGGTCATGCAGCACCTTCCTGTCCACCCGGCAGCACGTCGAGCTGTGGGCCGTTGTTCGGAGCGGGCGCCGGGTCTGGCGCCGCCTTCGGTTCCCTGAGCTCACCGATCGTCGGGACCGCCGACCAGCCCATGTACAACCGGGCCTCCTCCGGGGTCATGAGACCGTCAGCGACCGCCTTACCCAGCGTCTGGAGCGAGGTAGCGAAGTCGTCGCGGGTGAGCTGGTTCCGGTTCAGCTTCACCCGCTGCGCCGACCCCGGATACCACTTGTTCGACCAGACTGAGTCCAGGTCGTTCATCACCGGCTCGAGCGATACCCGCTGGAGCTCGAGGAACATCGGGCCCGGCGATCGGTACGTGTGGCTGGACTGCGGCGCCGACAACCAGAAGCTGTTCAGGTTGAGCATGTTCGCGACGTCGGTCAGCGACATTTGCCGCGCCAACACCGCGTCCTGCGCCTCCGGGGAGAACGACAGCGGCTTGATCTCGGTCCCGGCCGGGAACACGCCGGGCCGGCGGGACGACCCGCCGAAACGCTTCTCCCATGACGTCGCAGCATCGTCTGCCTCGAGCTGCGTCAGGTTCTTCTGTGGGGCGATCACCGCGATCGACGGCACCGACCCGTTCCGCAGCGCGTTACGCTCCGCGGCTTCCTGCAACGCGACCCGGTCCAGGGTGTTCAGATACCGCTCGACGATCCCCCAGCCGCGCCACGGCTCCCCAGGGGCGTATCCCCACTTGACGTGCACCACATCCTCACGCCGGGCGATCTTCGTCCCGTTGAGGAAGTAGTCGGGGAACCCGCGGCCGTGCGACGCGTCCACCGACCATTCGGCCGCCGGGAACCAGGTCGTCGCCCGGACCTGCCCGGCCTGGTCCCTCGAGCTCACCAGGTGCAGCGCGTTGCCGTGGACCAGATAGTCCTCGACGTGGGCCCGGATGAACGCGGGCCGCGACCCGATCACGCTGTCCGGGTTCTCCAGCAGCGGAGGCCTCGGCGTCGCGACAATCGGGCCGTTGTACAGGTCCAGGTCGCACTCTCT